CTTATCAGGGGAGGCAAGATGTGATACGAACTTCTCCGCTTGTAGTTTAGTACTGAACTCACCCCACGTTTGGACAGGAGCCCATGACGCTAGCTGTGCTACGAGTACGTAGGAATCACGCTTGCCTCTTGATTCATCAAGAGCCTCGATGATTTCCTGCGCTAAGTCCGTAGCGCTTTCGGAGTTAGTATTGTCAGGGTCAAGCAGGTTGGCTACCAACCTGACCTCCGTCGGACGTGGACGTGGCATCAGTATTCCTTCATGCACTTCACGTAGTTCTGGTGAATAGCCAGCGCTTCACGTGCTTCCGATTCAGTGCGTCGTTCTATCTCCGCATTGCAGTAACCGCAGATAAGAATGACACTCGTCAGATGTATCATGCTTCCTTCTTTCTATTATGTTTACGATAGTAAAGTTCACATACATCACCGTCGATTTGATTGTAATGTATATGCGCTCCTGCCATGAACTGGACTTCGTCCTTGTCATCGCCTGAGCCAGCAGTATCGTGGTATCCACAATACCAAGACCAGCCCGCCTTTGGTACAACCAAAAGCGTGGCTGAGTTAGTTTCTAGCGTTTGATTATTGCGTAGTTTTCCCATCATCATCCTCCTCTGGAGCGGATGCAATCACATCGACAACCATCTCCTCAACCTCGCCATGCAATGGTTGCTCTACAAGAGCAGGTTCATTGTGCTTGACTGAGTAGATGTGCAGGTAGTCGAGTGCTTTGAGTAAGTACTGCGCCACTCGTGGAGTGAGTGGCACAGGTACGTACGGTTGCTTGGTTAGGTATTTCTGTAGCGGGTTAGTCATACTACCTCCCTATTAGTTGTACTACATCAAGAGCTTTGCTCTTGAGTTTATCGTACTTGCCTGAGATGACTCGCTCTGCACGAGTAGCCTCTGACTTGTGTGAGTTCCAGTCGAGATACTCGACGATTGCTTGGAACGCACCGAACTTAGTACCTCGGATGTTCTCCTGTGTACTTGAGTTAGCGTAGATGTTGAACGCAGTTTGACGTGAGTCCATCACCCTGTTGTATGTACGTCGCTCACCAGTGGTGAGTTTGTTGTACGGAGTCTGCTCGATGGTAGATGGTAACTGCCACATCCTGCGGAAGTATCCTTCTACTTGGTAATCGGTTACCGATTCGTTGAGTAACTTGTCGGCGATGGTTTCGTATGTCTCGATACCTGTATAGATTACGTTGAGCATGCTCCGCATCTGCTCGACGTTGAGTCGAGCGTTGGTTGTGTGGTGCAAGGAATACTTGCAATCCTTACGGAAGATGCCACTGATTTGATTGGAGCAGAACAGACGGTTGACCAATGGCGTAACGCCAAGTGAGCATGAACCGTCATGTGAGGTGCGAGCTAGCAGGTACGCTGCATGCGGGTCGCCCTGAATCTTGACCTCTCTTGGTAACTCCAAGAGCATCCAGACTTGAGCACCGCCACGCAGTGCACCTGCGTTGGCGTATCGTGCTTCACCTGAATCGACCAGTGAATCCAGTGCGGAGAACATCTCTCCATTCTGGAATACCTTGTAGCGTGTACCGATAACACCGAGTGCTGACTGTGTACCATCTTTGTTGGTACGGACGGTAGCGAATCGGTCGGGGACAGGGAGTCGTGAAACTCCATCATCGCTGACAGAGATAGCCTCTAGTTCTGCGAGTGATACGTGCCAGTCAAGACCAGCCTGTTGTGCTGCGTCCTGTGCGGATGTTGCGGTTACTGCTGAGCCAGCAATACTTGCTGACATTCTGCGTGTCATTGTGTTTCCTTTCGTTAGTGGTTGTGTGGGAGGTAGTATCTCACGAACGATTGTCAAAGTCAACAATCGCCTGGGAGAGTTGGTCATAGTAATGACCCATGCTGGTACGTAGCTCGCCTGTCTCAGACCAGTACGCCCACCATGTTACGAACGGATGAAGGGGAGATTCATCCGCCCAAAAGCAGAGGACTATCCAGCCATCGCCGATAGTCTTCTTGATATCGAGAACGATTGCGCCGTTGGCGCATCTGTCCCCCCTCTTGGGGGTGCTCTTGATTTGCGTTGTCATGTTGCTTCCTTTCTATTGCTCTTCGACACTGCGGATGCGAGCGTCGTCTGCGTAGACCTCAGTGATTTCATCTTGACCATCACCGCTCCATGAGATGTTGTCTGTGCCGATGTCGAGTTCGATTGACTCTGCGACTTCACGTGCCAGTGAATCATCCGCAGCCCAGAACCTAGCGACCACGTTGACCTTGACCTCGATGTGTGCTTCGTACTCTTTGAGGAACGAGAGTTTGTTGTCGAAGACATTCTCTAGGTGCTCACTTAGTTCACCATAGGTGAGCGTTGAGTTCTCATCCAACTCGTTGGATTGAATCTCGTCGTTGATGTTTGAGTACAACGTGCGGACGTTCTCACGTTGCCTTGCAACTGAGTCACGCAGGGTGTTGACCTGCGCTTCGAGTGTTGCTATCTGTTCCTTGATTTCGTCAACCAATACTTTGGGTGACTCCGTTCCTGTTACTGTTTCTGTTTCCATTGTGTTGCTCCTTTCGGTTGGTGTTTCGGTGGCTATCTTCAAAGCACATCTAAAGATGTGCTATAAAGAATACGTATGTGCCTAGTCGTTGCTCTCGTCAATCTCGACGATGTCCTTGACTAGTTGGTTTTCCTTGAGGTACTGGAGTACTAACTCATCAACTATTTCATAGTCGATGCCATAGTAATGGTCGCCCATATCTACGAACCAGTTGTCCTTGACCATGCGGTCGAATGCTTCTTCTCGTGTGGATGTCCACTCGATTTCCCATTCCTCTGGTCGTTCGTAGTATGTAATCAGGGATTGCCAGATGGCAAGGTCATCCATACCACTGCGGTGCATTGCTTCTGAGTATTGCTTAAGTAGAAAATCTACTTGTGCTATTCGAAATGATGGTTCCATGTTTGCTCCTATCGTTTGGTGATACTGAATCGAATGTCGGACTTACCATCTACGCAGAGACGGCATACCGCACAGGCTCCACCCTTTTCGGAGATGAGTGGGATGCGCTTGAGTTGTTCGGGACATGATGCGCCAGGTTTGCCAGTCATGCTAAGCATGACCCGCTTTGCATCGGCAAAGGTATCGGCAAGGTAAGCAACCTTGATACCTTCAGGTGCATACTCATGGTTCTCAGCATCTGCTGAGTAATACAGCGAGAGGTTGGGAACATCTCGCAACGCACGAGCTGCGTCTGGGTTACGTGTGTACACCCAGAACTTTATGTCGGGATGGTTCTCGATGACTACCTTCCACGCCCATGTGTATTGGTCGTTGAAGAAGTCGCCATCCCAATGGATACGGAATAGTTTCTCGACACTTTTGGTGTCGCATTCTGATTTGAAATCCAGAATCATGGTGTCGAGCATTGCCCACATGTCATACCTATCGGCATCACGCAGGGCATTCCAGTTGTGAAGTAACACTTCACGAACTGAGGTGTATTGCTTTTCGAGTTTACCTGCGTAGCAAATCTTCTCGCAGATACTGGTGGCATAGGGGCATGAGTATTGCTTGCCACTAGGCAGACCGAATGTGTTAGCGATTGCTGACCGCTTGCCATTCGGCGTTGATTGCATCGTTACTTTGCGGTCATGTGACCGCTTGAGTTTCGGCATGGCTTCTCCTTTCGTTGAGGTTTGCCGTTGCTATTTATCAGCACATCTAAAGATGTGCTAAAAGAACGCGTCACCCACAGCAAGCGACATCACTTGCGGGGTTGTCCGTTGTCGTATCGGCACAGCATTCTGAACAGAATGGTTCGTTGTCCTTCATGCTATTGCGACACCCATACTCGTCCATTGTGTTGGTGCATGGGTGTCCTTCGTATCCAAAGCAGACCACATGCGCGAGCTCGTCCTGCGTCATGTCCATGAGATGCTTGGTCATAGCCATGCCTCAAGGTGATGACCTTCGACTATCGCCCATGCTGGCGCAGTCGTCTTGCCTTTCCATGTCACTCCCTCTGGGAGTGCTATCTGTTTGTCGTAGTCCTCGTCCGAGCAGGCATAGATGGCTTCTATACATGGCTCGACCATGGACAAGGGGACTGGCGGGTAGTGATTGCTTCGCAACTGGATTGCGATTGACTGTCGAATGTCAATGACATTCTCTGCTAGGTCTTGCGATGTGTTGTTACCCATGTGTTTCCTCCTCGTTCTTGATGAGGTCATCGACCTCAGGTTGTAGTTCGTTTGGTATTTGCTCTACGTCGTACTCGATTTCGGCATAGTTCTGGTCTTGCTCCCAGTCCGCTACGTCGAGTGCGATTGCGATTGCTTGCGTCTTGCTTGTTGCTTCTACCTCTTGGTAGAACATGAACTCACGTTTCTCCCATACTAGGTACTTAGGCATTGTGTTTCTCCGTTTCTTTGATACTGCTAATCACATGATTAGCAATGAGTTGGAATGGATAATCGCCAGTCAATAACATCTGGCGTAGCAGTAAAGCGCCTACATCTGACACCTTGTCTTCGACAGCGCTTGCCATTTGGTCGACCAATACATCCCACTCTTCGCGGAGATACGTGGTCGTTGCGATTAGGTCACAACCCATGGACTTGACATCGTCAATAAGTTGAGTCCACATTTCATGGTCGTTTTCAACGACCAATAGCCAGTCATTTGCGAACTGTTCTTGTACGTTCATCAGTACTCACATCCTTTACATTCGGGACGCAGGCAGTCACCGCATTTGATGACCGCCTCCGTCGTGGTTTGGTCTAGTCGTTCCATATGGATTTCGATTCGGTTTCACGGATTGCCGTGTCCCAATAGGTATCATCAGCAGAACTCTGTTCTGCTAAGAACCTGCGCCACTCGGTATCGCGACGCAATGAGCCCATGAGGGCTCCAGTGATGAATGTCATTGCCAATAGGCAAAGCATTATGATTGAGAGTGTGGTGTCTTCACTCATGCTGATACGCCTCCTTTCAATGTGAGGTAAGCCTTCGGCTCGACTTTCTGAATCTCGCCTAAGAGTGTTACGAAGTTGGGATATGCCTTGAACGAATCAAGGATTGCCTGAATCTTCTTCGAAGATTTGGCAGTGTTGGTGGTGATACGGACTTTCGCGAATACTCGCTTGTCATCCGCCTTGCTTACATGAACAACGCCGTTCTTGACTGTGGCGCTGAGGGTTTGGGTTGCTACTTTTCTCATGGTGTTTCCCTTCTGCCGTCGGTATCTCCGACTAGCGGTCTATCTTTTAAGCACATCTAAAGATGTGCTATCTTGATGCGTATTACTTGCGACGCTCTGCCCGCTTCGCGAGTTTGGCGAGCGAGTAGCCTCCGATTGTCTTGCCTGTCTTGCGTTGGACTTTCGGCTTCTTCTTCCAAGCCTTTCCGTTCTTGCGTTGGGGATTGGTAATACCCTTTGGCATGGTGATTCCTTTCTGCCGTCTCGGTGTTTCCGATTGGCGACACTTATCTAAGCAAATCTTCGATTTGCTATTCAATGAAAAGAACATGCGCGAGCTACCAATAGCACATCTGCATGACGCGTATTCTGTGTACGCGGAGCGTGTATCGTGGGGCGTATCGTGTGGTGTGTGTGGCGTATCGGGTGACGTGTCGTGACGTGATGGGTCACGTTAGACACGCCGTATTTACGCTCAGTCAGACGGCTGGATTTGACATGAGAGGCAGGTTCATGGGATAATGCTCCCTATCGCTGAACGCTGGGTTCAGTGATTGAGCAAGGAGCAACAGCATGGAAGGCACAGCATGGACGAAGGATGACCTACTCGTGAACCTACGCGAAGAGGTCAAGGCAGTGAAAGAGTTTTACAACGTGCCGACGTTGGAGCACGTTCCCGATTTCGAGTTGACGCGCCTAGTAGACGCATGGCACGGCGATATCGTGGCGGTTGGTAAGCACGTCGGTATCGTGTTCGACGTAGTCGAGAATCGCGGTGTGCGCGAGTTGTCGATTGTGCTCAACAGTTTGCGCGTCATCATCAAGCGGGTCAACGCGTAGAGATACGCGGACGCGCCTTAGATAGTCAGCGGACATCACCGCTTCGCATACCATATGCGGGGCGGTTTTGTCAAATCTGAGCGTGTTTTTCCTGGGGCAGGGGGCGACCTCTGCCCCTTTTTTTATGTCCGCGCCCTATGCAACCCCAGGGTTTTTTAACCACACCCCGCCCCCCACCCCCCCTATCAACCAAAATATTTTCACCAGAAAACCCACTCTGACCAGCGGTTTTGTATAACCAAGAAAAAAAGTTTGATTTTGCTCTTGAAACACGCCGACGCTCTAGTCCCCTATATAAGTGTAACGGCGAGTTCCACGAGCCGTAAACGGCGGGCTCACGCCCGCCTTCTATTGGTAAAAAGAATCAGGTGGGGATACCTCTGTCTATCCCCCTGTAGACCTCTACAGGTACTGGAGATGACTTGGAAAGAAACTTAACCCCTGAAGAAGCCAGGAAAGAACTAATCGACCTGGTGCGCCAAGGGCGCACGATTGCTGATGCCCTAAAAGTTATTGGTAGAAGTCGTTCTTGGTATGATACCCAGAGGCGCGAAGCTGAAGGCTTCGCTGCCTATATAGATAATGCTCGGTTAAGAACCTCTGACCTGGCTGATGTTGCTCGCTCTGGTCTAAACGACTTCGCGAGCTTTTCTGAGAAATACCTGGGAACCAAAGTTTGGGACCATATGCTCAATGTGGTCGATATGTTGGAAGGTAAAGAACCTCGTTGGTTACATCCAGCGATGACTTACGAAAAAGGGTCGGCGGGTTTATCCCGCCTCTTGGTAAATATACCACCTAACCATGCCAAGACCATGACCATCACGATTAACTACGTGACTTACCGCGTAGTTAAGAACCCCAACATCAACGTAATCGTTATTTCTAAAACCCAAGAGCAGGCTAAGAAGTTTCTCTACGCTATCAAGCAAAGATTGACCCATCCTCGCTACGCTGACCTACAAGCTGGGTTTGGTCCTACCGATGGATATAAAGCTACCTCTGATATGTGGTCAGCTAACAAGATTTATCTGGGCGCGGATATCCGTGAGTCAGATGCCAAAGACCCTACCGTAGAAGCTATCGGCATGGGCGGTCAAGTATACGGCGCTCGCGCCGATTTAATCGTACTTGATGACGTTGTTACGTTAACCAACTCAGCAGAGTGGGCTAAACAACAAGAATGGATTCGCCAAGAGGTTGCCTCCCGCCTTCCACCAGGTGGCGGGCAACTTCTTGTCGTTGGAACTAGGGTTTCTGCAGTAGACCTGTATAAGGAACTACGCAACCCACAGCATTACACGGACGGAATCGTACCGTGGTCATATTTGTCCATGCCTGCCGTATTAGAATACGCAGACAAACCAGAGGATTGGAAAACTCTCTGGAGTAAGTCAGAACAACCACTTGCTGAGGATGATACCCCAGATGAGAATGGCAATTTTGACCGATGGACTGGACCGCGTCTAACAGCGGTCCGCAACGAGGCTGGTCCATCCAAATGGAGTTTGGTCTACCAGAATCTCGATATAGCAGAGAATGCAATCTTCGACCCGATATGCGTTAGAGGCGCAGTAAATGGAATGAGAAAGTCGGGTGCGCTGGTTGCAGGCGCTGCTGGTCACCCAGATTCACCGCAGAACTTCTACCGAGTCATCGGTATTGACCCTGCTATGTCTGGTGATACCGCAGCAGTAGCTTACGCAGTCGACCGCAGAACACACAAGCGCTATGTCATGGACGTACACGTCATGAGCAGCCCCACACCTGCAGCGATTAGGACTCTGATTCGAGAATGGACCGATGCCTACAAACCACATACGGTTATTGTTGAGTCAAATGCTTTTCAGCTTTTCTTGACACAGGATGAGGAGATTAGAAACTTCTTATCTACCCGCGGTATTAGCTACCGCCCACACTACACAGGCAACAATAAGCAAGACCCAGAGTTTGGTGTAGCTTCTCTGGCTCCGTTGTTTGGAACCGTCGTCAAACGTGACGGCAATAATAATAACTTAAAACATGCTGGTGACAATATAATTGAGTTACCAGATTCTTCTCGAAGCGAACATGTAAAGAAGTTGATTGAACAATTAGTTGTTTGGCAACCAGGAGTACAGGGCAAGAAACTCAAGATGGACGCTGTTATGGCGCTTTGGTTCTGTGAGATTGTAGCCCGCGACGTACTGCTAACCGCTTCGAATGTACCAAACTTTTTGAATAATCAGTTCACGCCTGTAAAGGCGATTGAAGACAGATACATCGTCAACTTAGATGATTTAGCTGCTGCCCAGCGAATAGCGAGATTGTGATAATGAGAGAACTAGTAAATGCTTATGAGCAATTAAAAGCTCGTAACGCAGAACGCGATAAGCGTATGCGCGAAGTTGCATTGGTCCGAGCAGGTAATGCCGACCAGGTCTTCCGCGGTTTGTTCCCAGATGGAACTTGGTCTAAGCCAATTATCGCCAACCTTATTGACGTGGTTGCTCGCGATGTCTCTGAGCAGGCAGGTGTATTACCTACCATAACAGCTGCTGGAGATTCATCCCTTGATGATAACCAGCGTACCAAGGCTGATAAAAGAACAAAGATTGCAAACTATTATGTTGCAGCTTCACGTCTTGGAACAGAGCTACTGCGTGGCGCAGACCAGTTAGGAACTTACGGATTCTGTGTATTCAGAGTCGAACCTAACTTCAAGGAAAAAAGACCGCATATCCATGTTGAAAACTCTATGGGTGCGTACTATGACATGGACAGATTCGGGGAAGTAACTGTCTATTGCCGTTCGTATTATCGTAAAGCTGGCGAATTAGCAGCTAAGTTCCCTGAGGTTGCAGATAAGATTCTGCAGACTAGCGCATTTGGACAAAGAGCAAATGAAAATGAATTGCTTGAAGTTGTCCGATGGGTTGATAAAAACCGCAACATTATGTTTATCCCAAGTCGCGGAGGTGTTGTACTTGCCGAAACCCAAAACAAGATTGGTCGAGTCCCAGTTACGGTTGCTCAGCGTCCTTCGCTTGATGGCGAAGTCCGAGGTTCATTCGACGATGTTCTGCCAGTGTACGCAGCAAAAGCACGTCTTGCGTTGCTCACTATGGAGGCTGTTCAAAAGTCTGTTGAAGCTCCTCTTGCTCTTCCCACTGATGTTACTCAGCTTTCCGTTGGTCCTGATTCGGTCATTCGTTCGAACAGTCCTGAGAAAATACGTCGTGTAAACCTAGACGTACCACAATTTGCATTTGCTGAGAACAATGTTCTCGCTGATGAGATGAAATTAGGAACCCGCTTCCCACAAGCACGTGCAGGTCAAGCAGAAGGTTCTATCGTTACTGGTCAAGGTGTCAAGGCACTTATGGCTGGATTCGATTCACAAATCAAAGTTATTCAATCTATCCTTGGCGAAGCAATCGGTGAGGCAATCTCAATCGCGTTTGCAACCGATGAAGCATTCTTTACTGATGTTACTCGTGAAGTATCAGCAACAGCCAATGGCGTTCCATACAAATTAAGATACAAACCATCAAACGATATCAACAGCAACTACGGTGTAACGGTTGAATACGGTTTGATGGCAGGACTTGACCCTAACCGTGCATTGGTATGGGGTCTGCAAGCACGAGGCGACAAGCTAATTTCACGAGGAATGCTACGTCGCAATCTACCAATTTCGCTCAATGCTGGAGAAGAAGAGCGAGCAATCGACATCGAAGAGATGCGTGATTCCCTAAAGGCTTCTATCGCATCACTTGCTCAAGCAATACCAATGATGGTAACGCAAGGACAAGACCCGATGGACGTTGTTGAAAAAATGGCAATAGTTATCGACGAACGTAAACGAGGCACAGCACTTGAAGACGCAGTAGCCAAGGCGTTTAAGCCAGAACCAGCAGAAGAAGAAACACCTGAAGCGCCAGAAATGGGGCAACCAGAACAACCTATGGGCGGTGGCGAACTACCACAAGCACCACAAGGTAGACCAGCAATGCAAGAACTGTTAGCAGGTCTAACTGGCTCAGGTAATCCTGTTCTAGCAGGACGAGTAACTCGACAAATCCCAGCATAATAAGGAGAAACAATGTTCGGAAGACAAGGTAAGGCAGCTAAGGCTCCTGTCCACCCAGGTCACGCAGGCAAGAAGTCTGGTGGCAAAGGTGTAGGACTCGGACAAGTTGCAAAAGCCCCAACACCTAAAGGTATCAAGGGCAACAACACAAAGCTTAAGTAAGGAAAATCATGGCGAAGAAGACACCAAAGAAGTTTCGCCAGGCTAGAAAAGACGCAAAGGCAGAAGCAAAGAAAGCTTTCGCAGGCAAAAAGAAAGCCGTGGTTAAAGACCCGACCGTAAAGTATTCTGCAGACGACCAGAAAATTCTTCGGGAAGTAGCGCAGGAAGCAAAACGCGGTTACATAACCACAGATACTGGCGAACGCGTATACTCAAAGCCTACCGAAACCGCAAAAGAGCGTATTGCACGTGAACGTGCAGAGGCTATGCGTAAATACCGTGAGCAGATTGCAGATGAAGATGGCGAAAAGCCAAAGAAGAAACCTGCTAAGAAGGCTGCGGTTCAAAAAGGAACAGCAGGAACAACAAAGAAGCCAGATGCTAAAGGCGTATCCAAGATAGTCGAAGAGGCAAAAGCAAAACAATCTGCTGCTAAACCAAAAGTAAAGAAGCCTACTAGAGCCGAAAAGTCTGCTGCCAATAAAGCTGCATGGAAAAAGATGACTCCAGAAGAACGCAAAAACTGGAAAGCTACTAAGCCAGGCGCTGCAGGAGCAAAGACTCCTGTATATAGCATTACAGATGCTCAACCAGAGAAAGCTTCTAAAGGCGCTGTAAAGCCTAAGTTTGTGCAGAAGAAGACTAAAGCTGGCGTAGCTAAGACAACTACTGCTGCACCTAAAACTGGTGGCACTGTAGCGGTTCGTCCAAAAGGAACCGTAGCTACAACAGGTTCAAAGCCTAAGCCAAAGGCAGCAGCTGCTGGCGCAGCAAAGAAAACCAGTAAGTTAGCTAAGTTTGGTAGAAGATTTGCCGTTGGTGCTGCAGCAGCTGCATTAGGCGCTGAAGCCGTATCTATTGCTAAAGGTTCTGTATATAGAGACGTAAAAGAAATCAATCGCCTAGAAGAAAAATTAGCAAAGCTTCAAGGAAAGAAATCTGCAAACGCAACAGTTGGCGGTCGACTTAACTCAAACAGAAGGTTGCTGCAATCTAATCTATCCAATCTTGCTGACCTTGCAACTTTCGGTGCTGTCGGTAAGACACGTCGTGAACGTATGGATGAACTTAACCGTTTAATCAAGAAGCAGAAGAAAAAGAATACTGTAGGTAAGGGCTCTAATACTGTCCCTGCATCTAGCAGACCTTTCGGCGGTAAGTCAGTCGGCGGTGCTGCATCAGGTGGTTCTGCAGGCGCTTCGGGTGGTTCATCTGGTTCTAAGCCAAGCACTACGCCAGGCGGTACATA